TGGCCCCGTGGCCACTTGATTCTAAATTCTGTATTTTGTTCTACATCAGAGTTCATTAATTCTAATTTAGTATCTGCAATGTTTAAACGTTCTATTATCTGAAAGTATCCCATCGTTCCGAGTGCCACAATAATAATCAATGAGGCAACCGTCTTCATAGGCATTTGGACAGCTGCCTCCTCAGATATGTTTAATGGTTTTTTAGACATAAATTATTTTGTGAATAACCACTCTACAAATTTTTTCCAGGGCCAACAAATTATGTTCCAAACCCATTTTATAATTTTTTTAATCATGTTTTTTCTCCTCTATTTCATAGAAGAACTTGTCAGTGTCTTCTGTACGCCAAGCTCTACTATCTTCTACATTCCACTCAGAGGTCTGCACTTTCCAGTCAGGTATGTTGTCCTTCACAGTAAACGAAGGTATGTCCCATATACATCTGTTGTTTGGTTGTGCAGCATAATTACCATCGTCTAATGCAATTATGTGAGCGCATTTGTGCTCGTGCGGAATCTCTGAATGATCCGTGTCTAGTATGTTACTGTCTGGATGTGCAAAGTCAACAGTAAATAAGTATTTACCTGGATGCCATTTTTTATCTTTACCTATATATTTACCTGCTTGTCCTTCTAAAATGTCGAAAGAATGGACAGAAGGATAATAACTAAAACAATTCCAGAGCTGAAGTTCATCAAGTCTGCGTTTGGGCACCCTGGCTGGCTCAAATCCTCTTTGAATAAACGCGCTAATTGGCAGGCGATAAAATATTGCACCGTTTTCCATGATAGCATGAAATAATATAGAACGCCCAGTAATAGCGGAGAGACCAAAGATAATACAGTCTTCAACTTCTCCATGATGTTTTTGTAAGTCATATAAATACTCCCTTCTTATTTGTGCATAAGTAACTGGTATATTTGCATTTAAATAAGCCATAGTTTATCCTCACTTTATTGTACCCCAATTTAAACCAAATTCATAGTCTACTTTGTTTTTGACTTCTAAAGGAATGGTTTGTTCCATTGTATCTTTTATTATTTTTGATTCGTGGTCCGTGGTCGAAAAACAAAGTTCATCGTGTATTTGTATATGTGGTATTATACCTTTTTCATGTAAGTCTACCATGGCCTTCTTTGTCATATCTGCAGCTGACCCTTGTATCAATCTATTCAAAGCCTTGTAGGTAAATGCAGGTGTATAGTATCTTTCAAAATAGTTCATGTAGTTTGGATCAATTTTATTTTCTTTAAATTTTTCAAGCATCTCAGCTTTAAAAGCTTCTTCAGCTTGTTTTCTTGTATACAGAGGCACTTCGTTAAACCTATTAGTTTCAGAGTTCCACTGTTTGTTGGTTGTCTCCCATTTGTCAAACCTACAAAACCTGTCGTAGAGAGTAAATAATAATTTATTTTCTTTTGCAAAAGCTATCAATTCTTGTGATAGCTGACGCACAAACGGCACCCTGCCGTGATATTCATTAAATAATTCTTTTGCCTGTCGCTGGTCCAGACCTAACTCCCTCTGTAGCTTAATCTTACCCATACCATAGAAAAGACCTAGGTTAATCGTTTTTGCCTGTTTCCTGGAGATATTAGCCATGTCAGCGACTATCTGATGGAAATCAGCATCATCCCTATCAAATTCGTCCTGAAGGCTCTCTGTGCCTGGTAGGCCCAGTTTTATGGCGTAATGCACCACAATACGTGGTTCTTGCTGTGAATAGTCAAAACTACCCCATTCATAGCCTTCCTCTGGAATAAATAGCTCCCTCATTTTTTTACCGATATAACCTTTGGCCGGTATCTGTTGCAAGTTAGGATTTGACATACTAAATCTACCAGTAACTGTGCCACCGGTATCTGATCTTATCTGATTTATATCTGCATGTATTCTACCATTGTGAACGTATTCTAATAGTCCATCTATAAAAGTATTAACTGCTTTGTCATACTCTCTTGCCTTTGCAATCATACGCAAACATTTGTTACTATGTGTTTTAAGATAATCTTTTGGTAATTGTGGCATTTTAGATTTAGGAGTGACCTTGTAATCTTTTATGTGTAGTTGATCTAATAATTTTTTAATTGATGCTGCAGCCCAAATGTCGACTCTAATTGTTGTTAGTGATTCGATTGCTTTTAATATTTGATCTCTACGTTTCTTGAGATGTCTTCCAAACGTAATAGCTTTTGCGACATCTATTCTAACGCCTTTAAATTTCATGTCAACCAAACACAGAAATAATTTTGTTTCTAATTCAAAAATTTTTCTACAAGTTTTTTGCTCGTTGTCTTCTGGTTTAGTGTATAATACTTCGTCAATTTTTTTATCAAAAAGTTTCCAAAGTTTTAAAGTTAAACTTACGTCTTGCTTTGCGTATTCTTTTACAATTGATGAAGGTAGTTTGTGCATGTTAGTCATCGGGTCCTTGACTGTGCCACCAGACCACTCTAAAGTTTTTTGTTGTAAATCGTATTTATATTTTTCTTCGTTAAGATAATCTTTTGATAATGCATCGAGTGAATATCTAAATCTATTCTCATCAATTACAGATGCAGCTATCATTGTGTCAACTATTCTGCCTTTGATCATCATGCCTGTGACTGCTCTTATCCAACAAACATCATACATTGCATTGTGAAATACTTTTGTAATATTTTTGTTTTGAAATATTCTTTCGTTAAGAACGTCCCAAATTCTTTCATCTCTTTTAAAATCTATAAATATATCAGAGTGACGTAGAGGAAAGTATGCAAGATCGTTATCTGTTGCAACAGCAATACCACAAATAAAACCATCGTTACGTATTGCACCTGATCCTTTTGTTTTAAGATTAGGGTCGTATGTTTCGATATCTATTGCTACAGTATCTATACCTTCAAGATTTAAATCTTCTGGTGTGTTACACATCGTAATCTCTTTCTAATATCATCTCTAAATAATGTATTGCTTTTCTAATATCTTCTTCCTTCCCCTTTACAGAGTGTCTGCATATGTATTTTATAGCATTGCCTTCCGCAAACAAGAGTTTATTTTCATTGATAAACTCTGCTGGCTGTATGCGAAAATTTTTATAATGTTTCCCGCCTACTTGTTTTTCTAAAGAATCGTATATCACTCCTTTAAATATTTGTTTGTCTGTCATCTTACTCCTAACTTGTATTTATCTTGTGACGCTATAGTCCAACAATCAAATCTTCCTCGACTATACGCTACATATTTTAATCTTAACTGACTAAAATAATCTTCTGGTCTAAATCTTGTATCATCAACTATAACGTTGTCAAAAGTTAAACCTTTTACAGTATGTATGTTTGCATATTTAACTCTAACATCCTCGTCAAAGTTACATCTATTCTGTAAAATTTTTTTAATATATATTATTCTGTCTGGATCTGTTTTTGTTCTAAGTAATGAAAAGTCATCTTCTTTTAACACACTTGGTTTTAAATACTTTTTATTTATTAAATATTCTATGGTATACTCATGATCTATCCAGTCTTCAAAAGTTTCATCTCCCTTGCCATGCACTATGGCTTTGCTACCCATGTAACTCCAAAATTCTCTTATTTGTTTTAATTGTGTAGGTACACCTCTCCTAAACTCAGGCCATAATTTGTGACATCTTAATTCTTTTTTTGATACGTGAGCCGAGCTTCCTACATGTGCAAACTCTATTCCGTGTTGCTTTAAAAAATTTTTGACCCATGAATCTGATGGTTTTTGACGATAGGTAAATAAAAAAGTTTCATTAGTGTTTTTTATTTTATCTAATAAAATTTCCATAGCACTACACGTTTGTTTTAAATTAGGTAGATGATAATGTTTTCCAACTATATCAGTGGACTTCCAAACTCTATGTGTTCCATAGTGATCCCAAATCGGAGCTATAATTCTTTTACACAAAGCATTTATAGTTTTGCTACATCTGTGTCCTTGTTCTAATTCTTTTGCACCTTTTGATAGTTTATAAAATTCATGTGCATCTGCTCCTGCCCATTCAAATATAGTTTGATCAGGGTCACCAACAAACCAATATTCTTTTGCATTTGTTGCTATTTTATCTAAAGCTATCTTTTGTGTTTTATTACTGTCTTGTGCCTCATCTACTATTAATGCATCTATATCAGGTTCAACTGCTTTCTCTATAAATCTTTTTATCATGTCATGAAAATCTAATTTACCATTAACTTTGTTATATTCATCTACTATTGGTAACATTAATTCTATATCTGTTATGGAATATCTATTGTATTTTTTGTCTGATTTTTTCCAATGTTCTTTTAACGATCTATTAAATCCGTAAGCTTCTCTTACAAATCTAAAATAACCATGTTCTCTGTTATCAAATTCTGATTGTGTAACTTTGTGTCTTTGAAAGATAGAATCTATTCTACATAAATTTTTATAGTCATCGTAGTCAAGAACTTGTTCACCTATTGTAGCTTTGTTTTTACAATAGTGATGTATCGTGCATATGTTATGCTCTAGTGCTTTTTTAGTTACACCTTTCATTTCTTTTAATTTTAATATCTCATCTTTAATTTCATCGGCTGCAACATTTGTGTGTGATAATATTATAATTTTTTTGTAATCAAATTTTTTTAATAACTCTATATATTTACTAGTTATAAACGTAGAAGTTTTACCAGTGCCTGGAGGACCCACCATAAATTGTAATTTACTCATCAGTTATCTCCTTGTATTCTCCTTCAACAATTAAATCTTCTGTGCTAACAGCATGGTTTAAAATACGCCAAGATACACAAGATTTATTATTAAACTTGCCGTGATTCTTTTTTGCTTTTAAAATTTTTTGACATTTAATTACAAGATCAACTCTTAATAAATTTACTTTTTGTCTGTGAAGATAGTCTTCAAATTTATCTAAATTAAACTCTAGTATATTTTTTTGTGTATTGTAATAAGGCAAACCAAAGTTTGCTAATTCTTTTTTGTTTGTATATGCTTTTTCTTCTGCAATATAATTTTTAAAATGTTTTACAAATCTTAAATCCTCTTCTGCATCCTCTACATAATCTTTTGATTTTTCTCTTGCCTCATACTTTCTACGCATTATCTCTTCAAAATCTGCAGCTTTCATTTCTGGTATCCAAACAGAAGCTTTACTAATTACAGAATCATAAAATAATTTTTTATTTCTAAGTGTTGGACCATCTACAGTTATTGTTTTTTCTACAGCCTCACCCTGCACCACAGCATTTATCTTTACAAAATATCTGTCACTACCATACTCTATTATCTGTCCGATAGATTGCTTTGCTTCTTCACTTGTAGCTTCTTGTACACCTATCCAACTAAATATAGTTGCAATTGTTTTTGTAGAGCAACCAATAATCTCTGCAAGTTTTGGCATGCCAAACTTTCTATTTGCTTTTTTGTGTGTGGTTCCTTTTTTATTTCTTTTATCTGACTCTTCATCTTTTGCTGCAATAGCAATTTTATAAACAAAGTCGTCTATGTCATCTACGTTCCACTCTGTATGTTTTAATAGAACACCTGCTACAGCTGTGCAGTAATCATCTCTTTGTCCTGCACCTGCATATGTAATACACAATGCAGCGGACAAAGCAATTTTGCCAAGATCAACTTTTATATTACCTGGGTACTCATCTATGCCATCGTACTTTACCCACTTAACTATTTCGTTTGTTGTATGATATTTAGTTTCTGGAACTAATGTGTATTTATTTGCGCCATGTCTTATCTCACATAATGTTGCACCATGACCATAGTCTTTGTAATAATTTTCTAATTCTTTTGGTAATGCAAATTTTTTATAATCCGATGTGCCAGACCAAAGATAATGACTTGATGGATTATTTCTTCTACCAAATATTGCACCACATGATTTTATGTGATCGCTTGTAAATCTTTTAACGACAGGATTATCAATATCAAAATCTATGTATTGATCTAGTCTGAGTCCTATCTGTTTTGTTGCGTGTTCTATTTTCCATTCTTCTTTCGTAATTTTAAAATCTGGGTCAGACCATTTTTCGACCACAGCCTGCTTTGTATCACAGGGTATAATTACCCGTCCCAGATCTATCCAATCTTCATAATTAATAGGAGCCTTATTTATCTTATCATTCATAAATTAAAAAGTGGGCGTATCCACTCTCGCTTAGACGCCCACTACCTAGGATCTTATAAATTTAAAGATTTTTTAGTTTGCTCTTGAACTTCAGGCTTAGCTTCTATCTCACCTTTACCTACACTTGTTGCAAAAGATTTTGCCATGTCATAGATACCTTTATCTGTAACTGGTCCAACCTTTGACACATCCCAACCAAACCATGTTCCTTTGTCGTTAGACATCTGAACGGTTGATAGTTTATAAATGTGGCTGTATGTAGGCGGTGTAAATAAACCATTTTTACCTTGCATTTTCAAACCCATCATCATTGAGTTCCACTTTCTACTAACTTTTAATTGAGTAGATTTCATAGAAATCAATGCGGTCTCTGGATTATTGCCTAGACAAAGCACAAAATGACTAGCAGTATTATCAAGATAATTACCATTTGGTAATCTATCTTTGTAATCTTTACCTCTAGTTGTTTGACTTATGATATCACTATCTGCATCGTGTATCGCAACAGGTGCACCTGTACTTGTGCCTCTGTCTTGCCATTCAATGTATTGTCTTTTGTAATGACATGGTATCACATCAATAGTATCGTACAATTCATTAGTGACAGTGTTTATTATTTTGCCTGGCTCTGCGCCCTCGACATATTTACCATCTCTTTTGTTTACCTCTGGAGATAGTTGGCCCAAAATTTTTAAGAAAGGCAACGCAAGATCTTCTTGCGATATATTTTGAGCTCCTTGTTGTGCGTCAGCTTCCATATCAAATGTAGCCAATGCACCATTCTTTTTTTCTGCTACTTGGTTCATGTTACTTGTTCCTTTTTATTGTAGTTTTATTTTCAGAGTATACTCCAAAAATTTCCGTTGGCATTTCTTTTCCTGCCTCAATACGTTCACGGACTAACGCTTTCAGAGTCATGGGCTCAACCTTCATCTTTTGTGTTGGTTGAAACCCTTGACCCTTCGCAAGTTCAGCGTAGGACGCTGCCTTGTTATCTTCGTTACGACCAAAAGACACCGAGATCTCGTTTTTAATGATATCTCCTAGTCCATTGTTACGAAGCCAGTTAAACGCCGTTTCTTTATTTGCTTCCGTTATGGTAGCTCGATACGTCGTTGAAACTTTTAAGTGAGATCCATCTTGCAGTTTTAATTCTGCTAGCCCCATCTCACTCATCATTGTCGGTATAATATCTCCAGAAATTTTTTCAATCTCTTTTTTAGTATTTTTAATATTATCCTCCTGTAGTTCTAATCTACTTTGTAATGATTCTAGTTTTTCTACTTGATCTGCAAGTGACTGAATACCTTCAGTCTTTTTCATTGCATCTTGTTGATCTGCTTCAAAATTAATTGTCATACTTTTACTCCTTTTGAATTTACTAAAACAAATTCAAATTTATCTTCAAGATCATCAACGGGGTAACCTCTTTTTTCACATTCATCATACAATCCTCTAGGATAATCTAATCTTTCTATTTCAAATTCATCACCTGGCATAAATTTAAGCATGTTATGTGATTCTTTAACTACAAAATTATGAGACATGTTAGGATTTGCTCCATCTGCAACACCTCCATAATCTTCTATTCTCCAATCACTAGAATAGGTATATAAAACTAATTTTCTATTCATCTATTTTTCCTTTCTCGTACAAATTAATTGTTATAGGATAGTATTTTAATTCTTGTCTATCCCATTTTAGTAAATGATATTTACCATTTGTAATATCAGAAACTAAAGAACATGCTATACCTATAATAGCTGGATCACCAGTGCATAATATATAATCTTCTTTTTTAAAGTTCTTTAATTTTTTTCTTAACTCGTAAATAAGAGGACCTGGTGAAAAAATTATTTGTGAAAATTCTGGTAGTAAAAATTCTAATCTTCCAAATTCTTTTGCACCTAAAATATTTATTCTAGGTCTACCATACCTTGTTCCAGGTATTTCTTGAATAACATAAACTATTCTTTCTGACATTATGACTTGACATATAAGGTATCCTGGATTATATGTCAACCTTAGAAAGAAGAAAATAATATGAATTATAAATTTAAGACAAAGCCATACGAGCATCAATTGACTGCTTTAGAAAAGTCATGGAACAAAGAAAACTACGCATACTTTATGGAGATGGGTACAGGTAAAACAAAAGTATTAATAGATAACGTCGCCATGTTATATGACAAAGGTAAAATTAATGGTGCCTTAATTATTGCACCAAAAGGTGTTGTTAAAACTTGGTATGAACAAGAACTACCAACACACTTACCAAATCATATTGAAAATGTGACTGTATTGTGGCAACCAAATATCACAAAAACACAACAAGAAAAACTTGAAACATTATTTGAAATAGAGACTGCACTACACATTTTAGTTATGAACGTAGAAGCCTTTAGTACAGACAAGGGTAAAAAGTTTGCAGAAAAATTCGTAGCTAGTCATAATACTTTAATGGCTGTTGATGAGTCTACTACAATTAAAACACCTTCAGCTCGTAGAACTAAAAATATAATAGCTGTTGGTAAAGAAGCAAAATACAAAAGAATACTTACAGGTTCACCTATTACAAAGAATCCTCTTGATTTATATAGTCAGTGTGAGTTCCTTGATCCGTGGTTATTGGACTTTACATCATACTACGCGTTTCGTAATCGTTATGCAGAAATGAAAACTATGCATCTTCGTGGTCGATCAATACAGGTTGTTAGTGAATTTAAAAACCTTGGTGAGTTGTCTGATACGGTGAAGAACTTTTCATACAGGGTATTGAAAGAAGATTGTTTAGATTTACCACCAAAGAATTTTATCAAAAGACATATACAACTTACACCGGATCAAAAGAAAGTGTATCAACAAATGAAGAAAGCAGCCATGGCCGTGTTAAATGGTAAAGTGACTACGACTATGACTGTGCTTACACAATTGATGCGTCTACATCAAATAACTTGTGGTTATGTAACAGCTGACGATGGTTCTGTGCAATCTGTTGAAAGCAATAGAATGAATGAGTTAATATCTATTCTTGAAGAGACAGAAGGTAAAGCTATTATCTGGGCCAACTATCAAATGAGTGTTGGAGATATCATAAAACAACTTACAAAGAAGTTTGGTGATAAATGTTATGTGCACTATTATGGTTTGACACCACAAGAGATAAGACAAGAAAATATTAAACGTTTTCAAACTGATCCAGAGTGTAGATTTTTGATAGGTACACCACAAACAGGTGGTTATGGTATTACACTTACACAAGCAAACACTGTAATTTATTATTCTAATGGTTATGATTTAGAGAAAAGACTACAATCAGAAGATAGAGCACACCGTATAGGTCAGAAAAAAACTGTAACATATATTGATATCATTGCTGAAGATACAGTTGACGAAAAGATTGTAAAAGCTTTACGTGATAAGATTAATATTGCGTCTGAAGTTATGGGTGAAAAATTAAAAGAATGGATCTAAACTAAATCTACAGCTCTACCAATAATTGGTTTGTATTTTGTTTTTTTATCTTCTTTGTAAGCTCTCATGTATTGTGCTCTTGGTTGAAACTCTACGTAAGATGCATGAATCCACCCCGAGTTTGGTTCACCTGGAGTATAGAACTCGAGTATTAGCTGATCTGTCGTGCAGTTCATCTTGATCCAATCAGCAACTTCAGCGTTGTCTACGCCAACACATTCGAAGTCTGCGGCCTCGGCTTTGGCATGCTGTGAATTTACAGAACTACCTATAGCTGCACATAATTCAGGGGACCTGTATCCGCTAGTTACTTTAACTCTACCAAAGTGGTCACGTACTGGCTGCAAAATATTTTCACACAATGCTTTTAGTTTTTCTATTTGATCTGCATTTGGATTGTTATCTATATCCAAACGTATAGCTGTGTCTGATTTAGTAAGCTCTAGTAAGCTGAAGTTTCGTGAGAGATTCATTATTTCATGTAATTCATGATTAAAGCTAAAATAAGTGACCCCATTCCACCTATAATCATGTATTCAATTCTTCTAATACGTTCTTTCATTTCTTTTATTTGTTCGAACGTTTGTTTCTGCATTATTCTACAGAGTTTTTCGTGGTCTTCTATTTTCTGTAATGCAGATCTTTTAGCCATTATTCTGTGACCCCCGCCACAAAAGATACCCGATAGGACACGCCTATCATACCGCCCAAACTTTTAATTTTATTTTTCATTATGTAGTCCTTCTACCAGCGATAACTCGCTCTTCAGGTGATAATAGAGCTTCTTGTGTACGTGTCAAGTTAGTTGTGGGGTTTCTTAGTTGTGTCATTTGCACGTTTGGCATTGGCGTATTTGGTAATGGTGGTGTTTGTATAGGAGCTTCACCAAATATATTTTTAATATTATCAAGATTAATTGATGGTTGTTTTGGCTCCTCTATCGGTGTTTCTTCAGGTTCAACAACATTTAATTTTTTATTTTTATATTCTCTTACAATTTTTCTAAAATCTAGTTTAGGATAAAAATAATTTCTGTTTACTATTTCATTTCTGTCTCTTGCAAATTTTTGTGCGTCTTTTAATCTTTTCTCCATTCTACCTTCATATCCTGTATACGGAATGTTTTGACCTCTTAGCAATCTAAATGCATTTTTAGAAGATATACCTCTATCTTTCATAACTTTTATTAAATCACTTCTCTTAGCTCCTGCTGCAAGTGCGTCTTGTAATACAATATAAAATTCTCTGTTAACTTTTAATTTTTCATCTTGTATTTGTCTAAACTCATCCACCAAAGCTTCTGGTCCTCTTTGTCTAAAATTTTGTAAACTAAATAATTTTTCTGTTGATGTAACTAATCTAGATTTTTTATTAAAGTCAGTGACTTTGTATTGCATACTTCTTGGTACATCGACGTTAATTATTCTAACACCAGATAACAACGCAAGTAATTCATCTTGTAAATTTGCAGGAGTTCCACCTCTTTTTATATCAGCTTGTGCTGCTTGAAATGTTTTATCAATTGTAGTTACTGCTCCTGGTTCAACACCTCTAATAATGTGTACTAAACTTTTCATAACTTTTTCACCACCTGAGTCTGTTGGTGAGTAAACTAAAGCTCCTGTTTTTGTAACACCACCTCTGTTACCAACAAATAATTCAGCTGGTAATACATCTGTAAATCTTTCAAGAGCGATTGATTGTGTCAAAAAAGGATCTACAAGAGTTCTTACTGGTCCTTTTTCACCAAAGAATAAATCAAATACTGTAGACTCTACATCCTGTTGTTTTAATTTACCCTCCTCTATTGTTTTTAATAGAGCCTCTACCGGTTGTGTCACAACATCGTATGGACTAAAGTATGAAAAGTTCACAGCTTTCCCCACACCATCTTTCCATTTGTTTATTGGTAAGATGGTTGCTCTTGAGTTCCAAGGTGCGGCTAGACTTCTTTTGTACGCTTCTAGTTGTTCTATCGTGACTCCTGACAAACCGCTTGCTAAACCCAATACTCCTTTTGATGCACCACCTAAAACCGTGTATGCACCCAACATTCTTCTAAGTCCCATTTGTCTTAATTTAGGATTTGCAGATGTTGCCTCTTTTGCACCTATGGTTAATATATTAAACGTGGTTCTGATCATCTCTGCAGGAAAAGACACAAAGTTACCAAACGGTAGTTTTCTTAAACTCTGTATGACTTCAGGAACTTTACTATACGTTGGATATGTGTTTCTAATGTACCATGCAGCAGCCTCTTCAGTGGCTTCATCTAATGTTTTTAGTTTACCGGCGTTTACACCAAAATTATTTCTTCTCATAAACTCTCTACCAACTATTTCTTTGTACCATTTTGCTACATCTGATACATTATTAAACAACGGTCTTAGTTGAGCTGTCACATAAGTGTGTCCATACCATTTCCATAAATTATCACCACCTGCATATACTCTTGTTGCAGTCTTACCAAAGTTGCTTAATTTCTGTCCTACGTTCTGTGCAAACTCATCATTAAGAGCAAATTTACCCTCTGACAATGAACGTATAATTTTATCTAAACTTGTAATTCCTCTTGTGTCTTTTATCTCTCTGAGAACAGCCTGCAGCTCTGATGCTACAATATTTTCGTCAATAACACCTAATTCTATTTTTCTTCTTATGTTATTAAAAAACTGTTCCTCATTAATTACTTTACCGGCACCAAATATGTCATCAGCCACCATTTTTATCGCTTCAGATACAGATGCTCTGCCACCTATGTGTCCATTCGCTAATGGAAACAGACCAGCAGATGTCACGTTTCTGACCTGTGTCACAGGGGATAGAACTGTTTTACCATATTGAGCTGCTACTTTTAATTGTAAGAGATTTCTATAAAAACCAGATTGTATCCATCGGTCAACTCCCGTGTTTGTGCCTCTAAATGCCTGCACCAATTCGGGCGTTGCATATAGTTTTGATATGTTTGATTTCATCAAACCTAGACTTTTTAAATCACCTATCTTTTCAGTATCAAAAAATCTTTTGTCTTTTGCAATATTTGCATTATCAAATAACCACCCTTCTTTTTTACCTATGTCTGCAAGTTTATCCATAGACATTTTATTTATAGATTGTGTAATAGCATTATTAGATGTCAACATCACAGAGGATCTTAGATTATTTTCTTCACCTAACAATTTTTTAATCACATCTGGCAATTCATCGCCTGTTCTAACTAAAGTATCTAATCTTAAATCTTTCTTTGCCACTCTTCTTATGACATTCAATGGATCTGCACCATCTTGTTTACCAGCTCTTAATATTCCATCTACTGTTGTTTCAGCAGACTCCCTTAAAGCCTGTTCGTTTGACATCTTTGGTGTCTTTAATGTTTTTATTGCCGACTCTCTTATATCTTTATTTACTTTTGTAACATTATTTAAAACCCAATTTACTGCGTTGTCTCTTATTTTTTTATCTGGTTGATACGCAGGGTTTGTAAATATAGAGAAAGATCTACGCATGTATGATTTTAAATTTTTTAAAACATATTGTTTTAAATCACCTTCAGGCAATAGATTACCAAAATTTTGTTTGATTCTTGTTAACTCGTCACTTAATCCTTGAGCAGTGGTCTGTAATTCTTTTGGTAATGTAGATTTCTGTGTTTGTCCTTTTAAAAAAGATAACACTTGATCAAGATAATAATCTTGACTTGCCTTTGACGTTGTTTTTGTATTGTATTGATCTTCAAAGCTTTTAGCTAAATTGTATGCTTTTTTTTCAATAGACTCTAAATACTTTTCTATTTTTCTTTGATCTCCTTTGATAGCTCTTGCTGCATCAGATGTTATTTGATAACCAAGTCCTGTCTTTTTACCAAGTGATCTAAAATAAGATAAAAAATTATCTAATCGCCTTAATTTTCTTTCTACAGGATCCAAACTATCTGTTGAAAATAATCTCCAGTTTGCAAACTCTGGTAATTGTTTTTTAGGATTACCAGTGATAACTGTAGACAAAGCTTTATCTATTACAAAATTACTTGCGTTTCTTATTTTTTTACCAACAGGTGCTGGTATTGCTTTTGCTCCAAGATAAGTGATTGGTGTTACAACCGCTTTATCTACTGCTTTTAAACCTATACCAGCCACTTTAGCTCCTGGTTTTAATAATCCATATTTTATACCTAGACCAAGTGGTTTACCTAGTAATGTAAAACCCGCACCAAATGCAGCGCCTTCAGCACCGTATCTGACTCTGTTTCTTATTCTAGCTAAAGCAAGTTCTCTACCAGATAAACCCTCTGTATCTTCTAGAGGTACCGCTGTTGTTTCTCTATCCGGTTCCGATGCAATAAAATCTGTAGCTGCAAATGCAGTTGACATATAACCAATTCTTTTTGCTGCATTAATTGCCTTGTCACTTGTTTTCTTTACTTTTCTTGCTTTTGATAATGCTTTAACTCTATTTAATACTTTAAATACACCGCCACCTGGTACACCATATTGTGTCAATAGTTTTGTAACTTCTCCTGTAAGTGTTTCAGGATCTTTTACTTTATTTTCTTCATATACTTTTGTAAGATCTTCTGTAAGATTAGTGTTTGCCGCTGCATCAATGCCTGATGTTAATAAATCACCAACAGCATAACCTAGATCTTGAACACCACCATATAAACCTTTTTCGAGATCTTCAAAAAAATCAATATAATCTTTTTCTTTTGCTTCAGAACCTTCTTGTAATTCTTTAATTCTTTCTATTTTTAATTTATCGAAAGGATTTGTTTCAAAGAAAAAACTTAAATTTTTTAAACCACTCCATGTAAACTTTACAGGTTTAGTTCTTTTATTAAGAGTGTTTTCTACTATTTTTCTAGCAGTATTTTTTTCTATTTGTGAGGGTTGTTTCTTAAGAAATGGGTCGGCCATTTTAACCCTCCTGTGGTAGAGTCAAAGTTACGTCGTATTGTTGGTTAAATTGATTCACATCTTGTTGAGTTCTTATTTCTGCAAAATCTAATAAAGCTTGTTTACTGTTAGCTAACAGTTGAACAACTTGATCTGATATAGAATTTGGCAGTCTAGTTCTTAGTTCCGAATAAGTTAAATCTTGTGTTGGTGATTCTTGAATAGTTTCCTGTGTTTGTTGTGGAGTAGTCATGCCTCCAACTTGATATCCTGCTCTACCACCGTCAGCCATGTTTTGTAAAAATTTAAATTGTTCTAGTGCCGCTTTAAATGCTTCTTCATACGTCATGCCTTTAGCCATGTTTTGATCAATTATAGTATTTAACTGATCTGTTTGATCCAAAGCACCAATTTTTTCTATTATTGAAGACTCTTTTAATACACTAGCTCTAATATCATCAATAGACCCTAATCTTGTTTCTATCTCTCTTAATCTTTTATTTTGATCTGCTGTTCTTTCATTTTCAGGAGTAATTTTTATTTCCTCTGCTTCTTGTGTCAAATTTAATTTTTCATCGTCAAGACCTTTTATAACATTTGATGTTTTTGCAGCTGCACCTGGGTCAAAATCTTTACCTGTTGTTCCATATTTTTTCTGTAATTCATAATCTTTTTCCAATAATGCAATGTCATTTTTAAGTTCCTCTGCTCTTTTAAGAGCATCTTGTGTTCCTTCAAGCTCTAAAACTTTAATTTCATTTTCTAATTCCATTTTCTTTTCTTCAAAACCAGCATCAATTAATTTTTGTTGTTGTCTAGATTTGAAATCCTCACTTATAACATCACCTAAGATTGCTTGATCTAATGCTCTTTGATCAGATAGTTCTTGTGCTCTTGCTGATTGAAATCTATTAAAAGGATCTTTAGCTGCTGTTGCAGCTGTTTGAAATATATTACCTGTTGGACTTTGAGATAATAAATTTAAACCAAAGTTAGTTAAAAAAGAAGATACAGATCCTGGCATAAAACCACCCCTTTGATTAGGTATTGTTTGATCAAACATTTTTCTTCTTTCATCAAACAACTGTTGAACTCTACCTGCATCTTGATATTGTTGTCTTGGTGTATCAAGACCTGATGTAATACCAGTTCCTGCAGAACCACCCATTCTAAACATTGGTCTTTTTAAAGTTCTGTTCATTGTTATTTTCTAAATAAATTAGTTGGATCAAACTTACCTGTCACTGCTCCATATATTCCAGATAATGTTGTACCCACTCCAAGAGCCGTTTGTAGTGGTGTAGGATTAGGTACATTAGTCGTTTGTGTTTGACCTGGATAACCACCCATAATTCCAGTAACAATGTTAGCATATCTATCCACTTGTTCTTGCGGTTGAAATGCTGCTTGCCTTGCTGCTTCTCTTTGTGCATCAAGAGTTGCTTGTTGTTGAGCTTGGTTCAGCGCGCCCAGCTGACCTAAAGTTCCAACGTCTTGTCTTTGTAGTCCTGGTACCAATTGTGCCAGACCTTGTTGTTGACCAAATCTTTGTGCAGCTAGTTGCTGTGCTTGTCCAAATCCTTGTTGTAATAAACCTGCTTGCAATAATGCTCTTTCTCTATCGCTTCCTGTTCTAAATTCTGATTGTAATACACCTTCTCTGCCTCCACCAAATGCACCAGAAGCTACTGCTTGGTCCCTGATTCGTTGTTCTTGTACCTGTGCTTGTCTATCAAATTCATTTAATGTTGTATCAATAACTTGTTGTTGATACGGTGACATAAATTGTTGTGCAATTTGTGGTGAAATACCAGCGGCTGATGCTATTTGTGCTTGTTGTAAAAATGGTTGAAATGAACCTAAACCTGCTTCAGCTCGTTTTTGTGCTTCTTTTTGTAATCTATCTTGATCTGCAACTTGTGGTGCAATACCTGCTAAATTTTGTTGTCTTGTTGTAAAAGCTCTTGCAGCGTCTTGTCTTGCTTTAAAACCTGCAGCTGTTTCACCTGTTTGTTGCGTTAAACTTCCAATGCCTTGTGTAACTATGGGTACACCTGTTTGCGCAACAACCTGTGTTGCTAAATCTTTTCCTAGTTGTTCTACAAATGGTGCGGGTCTCGCTATCGTTGTTTGTGTCGCCATTATATGACTTCTCCTAGTCTTTGTGATGTTTGAAACATTTTTCTAGCGCCTTCTAATCCTTGCGATTCCTCAGATACTTCACCTCCGGATTCGAGGTTTTTCATCATGTTATACATAACTTCTGCGCCTTTGTCTATATTTCCATCTCCTGCATTTCTTACAGCATCTGCTGTAAATACGAATTCATTCTTTGATAATCTAGCGGGTACATCATCAGCTCTTTCCATTCTACCCATTTCTACAAAACCACCTGTTTCTCTATAATCCTTTTCCATACCATCCATGTCTATTAGTGGCATGGTCTTCTTGGCTACTGGTTCTGCATCTCCACCTTCTTGATATCCTATTCTACCACCGTCAGCAGCGAATTGACTACCCTCGAATCTTGGAGCCAAAACTTTAAATGGATTATCTCTTGATGCAATTAAATCAAAATCATCTTCCTCTTCTTGTTGTAATTCTTGTTTTTGTTTAGGTGTTAGTGCACCTGCTAATACTGATGATCCTGTAATTAATCCCATAGGGCTTTTTAAAAATTTTAAAAGACCACCTGATCTTTGTGCAAACCCTTGTTTCATAGTTGCTTCACCTAAAATAGAATCTGTTAAAAATTTTTTAAGTCCTAAACCAGTTTTAGTACCCATTAAACCTTTAGAGAAAAAACCAGTTTTTACACCTGGTATTCCAAAACCAACGGCTCCTAATATAGCAGCTTTACCTATTGGTGACTTTACAATTTTCTTAACACCTTTTGTAACTTTTTTTACAAGTTTACCCAGACCATACATCTGTCTACCCATTTCATCCATAGAATCATCAGCGAAACCACCTATAACATCTGTGTTCATGATGCCACCGTCCATAGCATTTGCTCTTAAATTATCAAAATCAAAATCAAATAAGGAACCACCGAATCTTGCAGCTAATCCTCTGTTTATGTCATCTATATCTTCATCTTCTGATGTAGTTGCGGTTGTTGTAGGTGCTGTAGTTGTAGGAACTACTTGAGGTATAATTTGATTGTCTGGTCCCTCACCACCTATTGATGTAAATGAACCTGGAACTGGACCTTCTCTAAAACCACCCATGGGTCTACCATATGCACCAATAACTCCTTGAGTTCTTAACTGTGAATATTTTTTTTTCCCTGCATCTTCTGTAAGATCAATGCCAAGTCTCTTATTAACTTTTTCTAATAATTCTGGATCATCTGTTATTTCTCCTATAATATTACCAAATGGATCTTTTGGTAATATATTTTTTAATATATTAGTAGTAGAGGGTATCTTACCTAAAAATTTTTCAATAGCGCTTTGTTCTCCAATTGCTTTTGCAGTTGCTGCATCATCCTCATCATCTTCTTCTATAGCGCCCAAACTTTTTAAAGTTTCAATCTTATCAAATCTACTAGTATCTTCTCCAAGAAATTTACCTGTTATATTAGGATTACCAAATCTTGTGGTAGTGCTTCTTCCTAAAATACCAAGTTGTTCTTGTTGCTTTCTTCTTTGTTCCTCTAAAATTCTTTGTTTTCGCTCTTTTTCTTGTTGTTCTTTTATTTTTAAATTTTTTTTAAATTCTGCTGCAGCAGCGTCAGCGATTTTTTGTGGTGCTCCATAAACCTGTTGCGTCCCTCTATCTCTATATTGTTTACTTGTTTTTTGATAATCTCTTTTACTTTCTCCTCTTTGTTGAAAATCTCTATCTCTACCTTGTCTTTCTGGTCCTTTACCTCCAGGAGAGCTATCTCTTAATCCACCACCAGAGGCATCGTAATTAGCTCTTCTATAACCTGGTCTTAAACCATTTTTAGATGGTTTAGCTATACTGAAACCTATATCTTCTGTAACTCCACCATCCCTTAACATTTGTTTTACCTGTTGTGCTCTAGTTATTGCCATCGTACTATTATATTATAATTTTGTATCTCCTCCAAGTGGTAATGCTTCTACCGTTACTTTGACATCTCTTCTGATATCGTCAGCTACAGTATCTGTGTTTGGATCTTGCACATCTTGCATTGCCTCTGCGTCTGAGTTATACTCTTTGCCTGTTTTCATATTAGTTAATGTTACTTCACTCTTAGGTGTAATAATCTTAACTTGTTTACCATCTATTACTTCTATTCTATATGATGCTTCTTGTTCTACAAACGACATATTAATCTCTATTTATCTCCAATATTGATGCAATAACGTGTAATTCATTTGCATCAGCTGCTTGTGCCTTTAATACCTCATTTTCTTCTAAAATTAAAGGATGTGTTAACAGCTCAGTTGTTGCTTTTGAGGCTATTGCTTTGTCTTTAAATAGGTTAAATACTGCAGATGCAGCGTTTGTTATAGTAAAAGTTATTGTGGTCCCTGATCCAGCGTCCTCGGATACTAGAATACTTTTAATTATAGCTCTAGAATCAGACGGTGCTGTGTATATTGTAGTATTATCTGTAGTAGTTAGATCTACCTTTGCATTTTTATATATATTAGCCACCTACAAACCAAGAAAATTTTTCTTGCTCCCTTTTTACTTCATCTAAAAATGTAGAATTTAATTGATCTTTTATCAATGTTAAAGCTCTATTTATTTGTTTTTGGTTAGACACATCGTACTCTTCTTTTGGTTCTGGTATTCTTACGTTTATCTTAGCCATTATCTTCTACCATCTGGTTGTACATCAAGTCTTAAAGTTCCAAATCTCCACTCTTCACCGTTAGAATCATTTTCTATTTTAACATTTACAAATCGACCTCTTGCTCTTGTGTCTTTTTTTGTTGTGTTTGAATCAATTGTAAAAGGACTCAATGTGGTTGTGCTATCAGATTGTTGTGGATATCTTTTGATAGCTAAACTAACTTTAGCATTTCCTGCTAATGTTTTAAAATCAGGTACAAATCTTCTCATTGCAAGAAATACCTCACCAGCTACTTTTGGCCCTGCTGGTCTGCCTTGTGCATTTCTTTGTCTTTGTTCTAAGTCTATATCATAAGATTTTATAAAAGAAGAAACTGTGGTTGTTGTACCATCTTCATTAACTTGATCTGTTCCAATCTCGTGTTCAAAATATTTGGTGCCTCCTAAATCTCTTTCACCTATTACTTCAGGAAAAGTTCCAGCGTCCGTGCTGTCATATTTAGTTGCGTATGGTCTAGGATAGATAGTTGCATCCATCCAACTTGTTCTTGCCTCTGTTCCTGTATACCAAACACCACCTTTCATACGTTCTCCATAATTAAATACAACATACTTATCATTAAAATTAGAAGTAGATGAAGGATAGTACCAAATAACTTCTGTGAATAAATTATTAATACCTGCATTAACTTGCTGTCCTTTTGTTGTATCAAAATTATCGTAAACAAAATCCTCTACGCTACATGGTAGTGATTTAACTGTACCATCAAATAAAAAGAAACCATTTGGTGATAACCAAAACGCTGCACCATCTACTTCAATTACTGCATTCTTACCTATCAAACCACAGTTAGTGCCAACTTGTTCAAAGCTAAATGTAAAAGGTGCACCAACAAATTTCATTGTATACAATGCATTATCTGTAAATATTAAAATTGTTTCTTTTGCTTTTATGGCTCCAATAATTTTTGTACCATCTTGCAATCTAAAATCACCCGCAGTATTAACAGCTGTTGCCGTATAATCATTTATATCCTCTTGATCAGAAAATCTTATAAACATATCATCTTGTGTTGTTGAATCACCAATAGTTGTCTCTGTTCCAAGGTGAATTAAGTGACGCGTGGTTGGTGATACTAATGTAACTCTTGTTGCAGTTGGATTACTTCCTGTTGCAAAACCAGATGTTGTTGTTGATGCTCTTGTAGTTAACGGTGTTGCAGCTCCTGCATTCCATGTAAATGTTTTACCGTTTGCAATTGTTGCAATTAACACTTGACCAAAATTATCAAGACTCCAAAGACCAGGTTCTAGAACTACGGTTGATGCACTTACAGCACTACCAAATCCAGAAAAGTTTGTAGCATTTGTTACAGTGCTTCCATCACTATGTGCTTGTCCATTTGATGTCCCAGCAGTTGCTGTTCCATTTGCACCTCTAGTGATACCTGTTAAATCAGAACCAGCAATACCTGTGTATGTAATTAATTCATTACCAACAGCAATTGTTCCAGCAGTTGGAAAACCAGATGTTGATGTTAAAGTTATTGCTGTACCAGATCCACCTGTACCAGCAGTGTCAGCAAGTAAAGCTCCGTTCAAAGTTGTTGTAGTAACACCCGATACTGTTCCACCATAATTACCAATACCAAAACCATAGCCATAAGATTGTGCAGCAGGACCAACTTTCTCATAAGGTATAACACTACAAGATCCCCCTGAACCTGAACTTGATGTTTGTTGTGTCCCTGTTACAATTGCAATCTTTGATGATGTAACCCTTGTGACTTGAAATAGTTTATCTTCAAATGCAGCGTTAGTTAAACCCACTCCTGTTGGTACAGTTACATTGTCTAATAATATTATATCTCCAGATTCTAAATTATGGTCTGATGTAAAAGTTAAACTAACTTCAAAAGTTGCATCTAAACAAGATATAGCAACAGAACCTATTGTAGATTTTATAGGTGTAATGTCATGAAGTTGTCCTTCAAAATATAAAAGTAAAAACTTATCTGTTCCAAGAGCCACGTACCGGTTACCGTCTAAATCTACAAAAGAGTGTTGTTTTCTAACTACACCTACAATTTTATCTGATACTAAAGAAGACCAGCCGCCTACTTTTTCAGGTAAACCGTATCTAAATCTTACATTATCAGAATCAATCCATCTGTTTTCTGCACCTGCTGTCGTATCTTGTTTATCTATTCCAGGTAGGAAATTGTATTCGATTAGAGCCATGGTCCGTGCTCCTTATGCCGTGTTAGTTTTAAATGCCCAGCCTCTTGTTGCATCTACATACACTAATGTAAAAGCTTGACCATTAGTTGTTAATGTTAAGTTTGATGTACCTGTGTTTATTGGTTGACTGTTTCTATTTACAATTAAATTGTTAGAATTAAAAGTTCCTCTTGCATCTATAAACGTGACCTCTGAACCAACTGCAGGTGATGCAGGTAAAGTTACCGTAATAGGGTTAGCTGTTGTATTTGCAAGTATCTGATCTCCGTCTACTGCTGTATACGTTGTAATTGTTGAAGAGTTTAAAGTTACATAACCTTTGTTTCTAATTCCAAGACTTACGTTTGTACCATCAGAATAGACTAAGGATGTTGACCCTATTGGCAATACTACACCTGTTCCAGATGTTGTTTTTACTGTAATTGTAAACAAAGAAGATGTACCTCTTGTTGTTGCATCTTCAAATATTATAATTCTTTCAGAACCACTTGGTATGGTTACGTTTCTATTTGCACCTAGTGTGCCTGTAAGTTTGATATATAAATTTTTACCATTTGACGTTGCACCACTATCTAATGCTAGTGCAAGATCACCACTTCCTAATTGTGAAGAAGATAAGTATCCTGAAGATAATTGTTCTAAAATTTGTAGATTTGTATTTGTAATTGATCCCCAAAGACCAGCTTTTTCACCAGTTGTGATTAATTCTAGTTTTGAGTTAGTTGAAAAACTTGATGCCATAATTCTCCTAGTAAGGGTCTATTGGTGTCCAAACCATCGATGCTCCTGGGTCAACATCATTCCAAGTAATTATACCTGGATCTTTGATATTTAACGTCATCGGCACGCCAGTCGGGTTTACATTAGCCGCAGCTGTAATACTAACACTTCCTGTACCAATGGTCAATTGGTTTCCTGTAACATTAACATTAGCTGCAGCAGTGACTGTTACTGTTCCAGTTCCTAAAGTTAATGGACTTCCTGTAGGAGTAACATTAGCTGCACCACTAATTGTTAGTGATCCAAAGCCAAGTGTTAATGGACTACCAGAAGGTGATACAAGAGCTCCTGATAAGACAGTAGAACTTCCTACACCCAGTGTTAATGCATTACCTGTTACATTAACTGTAACATTGGGATCAAATATTGTGCTCGATATTGGAAGAGCTGATATGGCATTAAAACCGAGCATCTATTACGCCCCTGGATCGATAATGTTATTGCCTTCTATCTTGGCCCATTCTTGTATTGCTTGATAATCTGTGTTGTCTTCAGCTAGTGGTACAGATAGTTGAATATTACTGTTTACATAAGTCACAGTAAATCCAGCATGAACTCCGTTAAAATAATATTTTGTAACTGTATCAATCATTATAACTCCGCAGTTAATCCTAAATAAGCTGAAGAACTGTTTATTTGAACCCAACCTTTTTCATCATCTGCTCCTGTAAAACCATCATCTGAGTAGATAAGACCATTTAAATAATTAGGTATATAAATTTTAATGCTATTAAAATCTTCAGTTCCTCCATCTCTTTGAAATCTAAAATAATTTGTTCCACTTGATTGATAAATACTTGGTGTTGTTCTTTTTGGATACCATTGATAATTGACACCTAAAACATTTGTTTGATAAACATATCCACCTGAACCAATTACTCCATCTGCATCCTCGCTACCATCAGCAATTTTTTCAAAATATCTTAAACATTTATTTAAATTCACATCATGCGGCAAGAACTCAAAGTCGCTTGCAACTTGGCCTGCCTCAAGTTGAATTCCAGTCACATACCATTCATTACTTGTGCTGTCGGCTAAATTTACTTGTCCACTTGCTA